CTACTCAAATATCCAAAATCATTCCAATCGCTTCTTGATGGGACTATTTTTATATAATTACCAGAATCAGATATCTGTTGATTATTTGTAATTAAAAAATATAAACTATAATTTTTATTTTTCTTGACTAACATTATTACCCTCTCACTTCATTAGTGATGATTTATTTTGGAATTATTTTACACACTTATACCTAGCGCGCAATCGTATCCCCGCCACGCCTGCCCGCTTTATGTAGAGGTTTTCATGCACCTGCATGATCTACGCAAAAGCCCGCCAGTTCTGGCGGGCCTTAGCAAAAACGATCCTCAAACGATCATGCGATCTCATGCGGCATAGACATGCACTACAGAGCTAACGCCTCGCAAGGGCTCGTTGTTCAACCTTGCTGACGCCAGAAGCTAGTTCAGACGCCAGCAACGTTTCTTAATGCAGCCAGCTGTCGTCTTCCCACACCTTCTGCATAATTTTCATCACTTGTTTTCTTTCTTCGTCCAGTTGCAATCCAGTAAGTTCCACACCGTTAGAGCTACCTTTGCGGATACGAATTACCGTTTTGGGATACAGAGGGCGCAGATTGCGGTAAAGCTCGGATTCAAGAGCGTCCAGGGTAGACTGGCTAATCTTCTGCTCTTTATCGATCATTATTTCAATGCGCATAAAAGTCACCTCAGCTGATGACATCCATTGAGCGGTTGTATTCGTGGGTTCTGATTTTTGCCATGAGTTCATCAGTCAATTCAGAAACCCACTGCAGAGCCAGCCCCTTCTCTTCATCACTACACTCACTAGCCGCTACAAGCTTAAGAAAAAAATCAATGCGCTGGAGCTTCAAAGACTCCAAAAAATAGTCCTGCATCTTTCCTCCTATGACACCACACGCAATACTGTATGCATAACCACTATTTATATTTACAGTATATAATAATCTTACTGATGTAAAACGTTTTTTTACGTTCATCAGCCTGATATGCCTGGTATTATTAAGAGCACGAATTGTTAACCCGCGTAATTAATACAGGTTCCGCCACTGATCATCTTCCTGCAAACGCTGGTTCCGATAGAAGATACGCAGGCCTGCTCCTGACGGAATACTGCCTCCGCGAAGGAGTAAATCGACCTCTTTCTCGCTGCCATCAAATCCTCTGGACTTCAGCTCATACACGAGCTGCAGTCGCTGATGGTCTGTAATTCGCTGTTTGTAGTCTTTACGCCGTTTCGGTTTCACCAGGCGTAACCTTGCTGCCAGTTCCCGGCGCTCTTTTTTGCTCATACTGTGCAGGTAATCGTGCAACTCCTTGTCATCCATGCTGGTAATGTCCGTTCTGGGGTTCCCATCAGCTGATTTATCTTTCTCCTGTTGGTTCAAATTTTCAGCAAGGAGACAGTTATTGCCACGAGTCCAAGGGGCGCAAGCGCCCTGGTCGGCTGCCGCCTCCTGAACGTCAACGGCTTTACGAACCATTTTCCACTTCACTGCATGAGTGCAGATCTTGCCTTCTGCAATGGGTGACCAGATGCCATAAATACGAATACCGTGATCGCCATAGGCGGTCGGCTCTTCATTGATTTCATAAGCGGTTCTGATCAAGTGATATTTGCGAGGAACCAGCACGCCGCCCTGCCTCATAATGTAGGTGGCAAAACAGCCAGCATCAGCAGCAGCCAGGATGGCATCAAGGCGCGGGTTATCCAGTACCGGCGCACCTGCTTTTTTGTCACCCTGCTGCCTTGCCGCCTGACCAGCCAACAACCGCAGTTCACGGTAAGCCTGACGCCCTGGAATACCAAAGAAGCGGAATTGCTGAACACGATGCAGAGACGCCCAGGGATTAACGTATTCAGCGTTATCACGCAGGGATTTACCCGTTTCCTTGCTGATCTCGCCAGCCAGACCACGCCCGTCAATGTTCTTACTGATGTATTTCGCGATGTAGCTTGTCGGCGTTCCTTTGCGCGGGTTTATCAGCTCAGATTTAAAGCGTGGACCAGTGTTATTACCCAGTTCCTCGCGGTCTTCACGGATGGCAAACTTACGCAACAATGCAGTAATGGCGCGGCGGTCTTTTTTGCGCATAAAACACAACAGGTGCCAGTGAACTGTACCGTCATGATGCGGCTCAGCCACCCGCACGCCATACCAGCGCAACCCGGCTTTGTGCATCGCCTTACGAAATGCAGCAAACATGCCGACCAGATAATCGCTGCTTTGTCTTACCGTCGCATTTGTCCAGGTTGGGTTTGGTCTGCCGTTATTGAGCGTGGAATGGAAACGTGACGGACAGGTAATGGTGTAGAAAACGGCGCAGTCACCGCGCATTTCCGCGATAAGCTCCAGACCTTTAACACAGGCCATCATCTCATTGCGGCGGTGCGCCGGGTTGCTGCTGCTGGCGTTTACCACGTCTTCCATATCCAGCGTGTCGCCCTCTTCGTTCACCAGTTCATGAGAACGGAAAAACTCCAATGACTTGCGGCGCTGCTCACGTTTATGCATCACGGCTTCATAGCTGACATAGGGAGATGCTTTTTTGCTGACCAGGCAGACAGCACGCAACTGCTCTTCCCGCCATTCGCAACGCATTTTCCATAATTTCCGGTACCACCAGTCGGCGCACAACATACGCGCCAGCGAACCCGGAATGAGTTCATAGGGCACGGGTTTACGGCGGTTTCTTTTCCGACGGAGTTGCTCAAACGCAGGCGGGATGACATCCAGACGCAGGGTTTCCGCTGCCACCTTTTCCCATGTCTTGCGGATTTCTTCTGGCTTAACGTCATCGGTGGCATACAAATCACCACAAGCTGCATCAAGGCACATGCTCATATGCGCAGCGACAAGGGTAGACAGGCGTTTCACCTGATCCTGACTCATTTCAGGCAGAATCAGCAGGCCGTCCAGCCCTACATGGCTTGCCATAAAACGAAAAGATGCAGATAGCTGGCTGTCGCGTACATGCTCCAGTCGTTCCAGACATGGCTTAATCGTCTCACGTAAATAGCGGGAATAAGCCTTTGGCCTGCCCAGGCTGCTGAAGTATTCAATACGTTGCATCAGCGGCTTGCTGATATGGGAAGGCTGGGCGTTGACGTCCGCCAGAATGACCATATCCGGATTAAAACGCTGCTGCTCATGCGCCAGCTTTGCCCGGCTAATGAGCTTATCCTGCTCCATTTCGTGCTGGACAGGATCACGTGATTCATAAAAAAAATAACGCTCCCAGACCTGATCACTCAGTGCCTCGCGGCGCAACTGTTCCTGCTCGTTATCGGCAGCGTACAGAGTGATCAGGTTTGAAAGCGCAGAAACCGGCGCAACTTCCGCCGGGTCCAGATAAGGGTTAATGGCCTTTTTCGGGCTGTTCCATGAGAACGCTGCGGCAGCCTCGTTAAAGCCGCAGCAGTTGTTCATATCGGCATGGCTCATGCACGTACTCCGTACACGGCAGAACTATCCACGCCACGCGAATAATCAAATCCCACCCAGCAGCGCGGCCCGGAAACAGCAATGATTTCTGTTGCTGATTTACCCTCGCCAGCTGCCACACCGATGCTGCGTTTTACCTTGATATAGTGGTGAGTAAAATTGCGATACAGCGAACGGATCAGGGATGTGTCACTGTTAGAAACAATGACCGGATGTCCTTCTGATGACCGATGTTCAAGAACGGATGCTAGGTGATACTGGTCATCTTCAGTGAAACCATCAGTGTGATAGCCGGAAAACGTACCGTCATACGGTGGATCGCAATACACCACATCCCCCGCCTTCAACATCGCCAGCGTTTCATCAAAGCTGGCGCAGATAAACGTTGCTCGCTGGGCTTTTTCTGCAAATGCGCGAATTTCTTTTTCAGGGAAATACGGATTTTTATAATTGCCGTAGGGAATGTTGAAATGCCCGCTCTTGTTATAGCGACATAAACCACGGTAACCGTGACGATTGAGATACAGGAAATATACCGCTTTCATGAAATCAGTAATTTCAGTTGAGTAATTAAACTCCTGCCTTATGTTGTAATAAGCCACCTCCCTGTTTGCGATCTCAAATAAAACTCTGGCGTGAAGTGGTCAACAAAAACTGGCCACCGAGTTAGAGTTTTTCCAGTATCGATTTTCCGATTCGTTTGGGGGGAACCCACCGTTATATTCGTGCGGTCTTAGTGCGCTGTAATATCCAACGATATAGTCCGTTATGGCGTGAGCTGCCTCGCTGAAGCTTACGTAACCCACCACCGGCATCCATTCGTTCTTCAGACTCCTGAAGAAGCGTTCCATTGGGCTGTTATCCCAGCAGTTTCCGCGCCGGCTCATACTCTGTCTGATCTGGTATCGCCACAATAACTGCCGGAACTGCCTGCTCGTATAATGACTGCCCTGATCGCTGTGGAACATCACCCCGCCGGGCTTACCACGGGTTTCCCATGCCATTTCCAGCGCTTTCATGGTGAGCCTGCTGTCCGGCGAGAACGACATGGCCCAGCCCACTGGTTTTATTGCGAACAGGTCGAGAACAACGGCGAGGTACGCCCAGCGCTTACCCGTCCAGATACAGGTCACATCACCGCACCACACCTGATTTGGCTCGGTCACGGCGAACTGCCTTTCAAGGTAGTTAGGGATAGCAACATGTTCATGACCACCACGTTTATACCGGTGAGTCGGCTGCTGACAGCTGACCAGCCCCAGCTCTTTCATGAGCCTGCCAGCAAGCCAGCGTCCCATCTGGTAGCCTCTCCGGGTTGCCATTGTGGCGATGCTTCTTGCTCCGGCCGAACCATGGCTGATGCCATGTAGCTCAAGTACCTGACTGCGTAATACAGCCCGTCTGCCGTCTGGTTTTTCAGGACGGTTTTTCCAGTATCTGTAGCTGCTGCGATGAACCCCGAACACTTGGCAGAGTGTGACCACAGGATAATGCGCTCTGAGTTTCCCGATTATCGAGAACTGTTCAGGGAGTCTGACATCAAGAGCGCGGTAGCCTTTTTTAATATTTCATTCTCCATTTCAATGCGTTGTAGCTTTTTCCTCAGCTTACGTATTTCGATTTGTTCTGGTGTTATCGGAGAGGCTTTTGGTGTTTTGCCCTGACGCTCATCACGCAGTTGTTTGACCCATCTTGTCATTGTGGAAAGGCCAACATCCATAGCTTTGGCGGCATCTGCCACCGTGTATTTCTGGTCAACAACCAGTTGAGCGGATTCGCGTTTAAACTCTGCGCTAAAATTTCTTTTTTTCATTGGAGCACCTGTGTTGTTCTGAGGTGAGCATATCACCTCTGTTCAGGTGGCCAAATTCAGTGTGCCACTTCAAAGCAGCCAGATTTCTGGTGCGGTTAATAAATGAGGCTGAGCTGGGTTCAGCTTGTTCCGCAGAATCTGCACATTCATGCCTGCACGTTCTGCCAGTTGCACCAGATTGTGGCGCAGTGCAAATGCACGACAGGCTTCATCAAAATGTGGATGTTTGGAAACTTGGTAATCAAACATGGTCAATGCCTCTGATGTATTTCAGAATCGAACTAATTAAGGTTTAGATTGCATTCTGAAAGCGCATCAACGGTCATTGCTGCTATGTTGATCATCACTTTTTCGCGTTTTTTATCTTTGCGCAGACGGTGACGGATAAGGCGTCCATCAGCCAACATGTCATTGATGGTATCGATGGATAGCCCTGTCAGCTCGCTATAGCGTTCAATAGTCACATGAGGCGTGGTAAGAGTGATTGAAATGTTAGGTCTCATGATGCAACATTCCTCGTTTAATGATGATTAATCAGGACGAATACGGATCGTTTGTATTTTGTGAACACCATAAACATATGATTGCACAGTGAAATCGTCAAGATAAAAGTTCACTTGGAGTGACCATGAATTTGGAGAAAGGCGGACGAGGCGCCATAGAGCGCATGGTAGAAGCTTATGGATTCAAGACTCGACAGGCGTTGTGCGATCATTTAGGAATCTCTAAAAGTACACTCGCCACACGCTACATGCGTGACTCATTCCCAGCAGAATGGGTAATCCAGTGCGCCCTTGAAACGGGCACCTCGCTTAATTGGCTCACAACCGGACATGGTTCAAAGCAAACTTCAGGTAATACAAATACTATGGAAGTTGCTAAATATGTATTATCTGATGGTGCCTTGCGTGAAGACGGTTTTTATATTTTTGATAAGGGATTTCTACCCTCTACGTTTAAAAAACCTTTTGTCATCACAGATAACAATTCTGAATTTATTTGTGATAAAGAATTTGATGACATACGTGATGGTAAATGGGTAATAAGTATTGATGGCGAAGTAACGATCCGTGACATTACTCGTTTACCCGGTGGAAGAATCTTCGTCGAGGGTGGAAACAGAGCCTTCGAATGTAAGATAGAAGACATTGAAATAATTGGTAAAATTATAAGTTTAACAGTTAAATATGTTAGATAATACCGGGAGGAAACTATGCTTGGTAAAGTATTTTTTGTGGTTTTATCATGCTCTTTGTTATTAAGCCCACTAACTACCTATGCTT